TGGTGTTTGAATAAGACTGGCATGAATTTCAGGCGGGTGAATTGTATCACGAGTCACATCATGACAGAACCGACAGTAGCCAACATCCTCGAACTCATGATATACGAGAAAAGGCAGCTGTTCTTTTTGTCCAAGCATTACGAATTTCTCCAGACTGAATGCCATATCTACGAATCAAGATTATTTAAATATTGTGAGAGGAACCACGGAATCCAGTTCGGGCAACTCCAATGAGTCAAAACCTTCAAAGTCGTTCATAGTTGCTCAAGAACTACTACTCACTTTGAATATTTAAATGCTCTGTAGGTACTTACCGAGTGACCTGTTGAAGAGGAACTCTTCCAAGAGACCACGGTCATGAAGGGACTGCCTGCATCTGTTACAACATGCAGAGACCCTCATGGTGTGAGCATTGCTCCAGAGCTTACAGTTAGGAGCTACGTTGACTTCACATTTGTTCCAGACATGAGCCTTGTGTTGCTTGCCCATGTTCTTGTCGTTCTTTCCTCGACCTTTGCCCATTTTGATTTCCTAATCTATGAGCTGCAACTCGCCTGTTGCCACTGTTATCCAGACGAGAACTCTCAGCTCAGAGATGGAAGTCCTCAAGTAGCTTCATGAGTTCTCATCACGAGTACACCGATATAAGTCTGTCAGTCGTGAGGTATTTCGGGACTACAATACGAGAGGATGTGTAGAAGCTTCCCAATAGCCAAATTTCATCATCCAGACTGATATTGGAATAATTTAAATAAGACGGGCGTTGAAGAAATCCTGGTGAACCATGTGGTCATCGTAATAATCAAAGCAAGTCTAGTCTACGTCTTCGGAATGTTGGCTATGCTCTTGCAGTTCAGCTTTCTGAATCTCACCATCAATCAGTGGGCGTTAGTTGGATGGATACTTGGAGCATTGTATTCTTTGCTCGTTCCATTCTATCTGAAGGTTCGAGCTGATGAGTTCGACTGGAACGAATTCAATTTCGGCTTCCTCGTCAACTTCATCATCAACCTGATTATTGGTGTTGCAGTCAGCCTATTGGTCTTCGCTACTTGGACTATTCCAGAAGGAGCTTGGTGGGCAGTAGCAATCTTAGCTTTTGGCGCATCTGCTGGTATTGACCAGGAGGTCATAATCAAGATTCTCAACGCCATCGGACTCTACCAGAAAGTCCTTGAACGAGGACAGGGTTGAACAAAATAAATGAGGAGAGAGTGAATCAATCACTCTTCCTTCTTCTTTTTCTTCTTGGCTTCCTTCTGAGACTCTTCCTCAAGCTTGATGAGTTCCTCGACCATCTGAATCTTGCCTTGGGTCTCGTTGGCTTCGATTGCCCACTTCTGAATCTTCTCATTGTTCGCCTGAATCTCGTCATGCTGAGCAATGATGATGCTGTTCTTCTGTTGATGAAGTGCAATCTTGCCATCTAGTTCAGACTTCAACGTTTGCAGTCGTGCGTGTCTATCACGCAATACTTTCAGTTCCATGTTAGATTCTTCCAGATTGTTTGAGTTTCAGAATCACCAGGACAATGATAAGGATTCCGACCACGATGGCGAGAATGTAGTTGGGAATTCCCCAAGTCTCTCCATCGAGACCGTTGCTGTCCTGCTCATTGAAGTCGAAGACCATCACGACATCACTGCCAGCCTGAGCTGGAGTGAAGTGCGAGAGTGCAGACATTCTCATCTGAGGTCTCAGAGCTGGAACCTGTCCTTCATTGAAGACCGTATCTCCCCACATGAGATAGCTCTCCATTGGAAGTTCGTTCACGATGGACTGGTTCTCGAAGAGATAGATGAAGCATTGGAAGTAGGAACAGTCTCGGGTGAGATATGCACCACTCTCGTTCCAGTTCACCAGAACAGCATTCTCCACATAGGTGAAGTTCTTCAGCTGGTCTTGGGCAACATATTCCTCTCCATCTATGATGAGCCAAACATGGATGTCAGTCGTGAAGTTCTCGGGAACATAGCTGCGATTGAAACAGACCTCAAAGCTTGCGAGACCTATGTTGAAGGTCGAGTCGTCTCTTGCAGATATGTAGAACGAGATCTCCTGTGTTACTCCATCGTAAGACATCTCATCGAGGTAGGCGTTCCTTGCATTCGTGCTGAATACATGTTCCGTGTCGAATTCCCATGCCATGACTGGAGCAACAGCAAAGCTCAACATCATCAACACACACAGAAATCCCACTAATTTCTTGTTCAAGTTCATCTGCTCCTGTTGAATTATTTAAATTATTCAGTTATAAACTTTCTATCAAAAGTGTCCTTCAACACCACTGAATACAGTGATTTGAGGGTCTTCCAAGAGCATTCGAGGTCTCCAGTGGTCTTCAGATGGTGTGCGACCAAGATGATGTGAACGGTCTCTCTCCACTTACGGAATCGCTTGTCGAACTTCCCATCATGGTCAACCGAGATGTTGTTGAGGTCATCGACCAGTTGCTCGAACCTGGAGATGAATCGGTCTCTGTCAGCATCGAAGAATGACCTGATGGCAGTGCGAAGGGTCTCTGCCTCAGTGGTCTGATAGATTGGTTCGCACCACAACCAGTTCGTGAGATTGTAGACAACCCGATATGGATGAGGGTCTGAGAGAAGTGACATGACCGAGTGATGCGGCTTGGACTCAATCTTCACATTGTTCACTAGAATGTCGATGAGCTCTGGTTCGGTCTCAAAGTGATAACCAAAGTAGTCATGGTCTGAGCTCGCGAGACCATATCCGAAGGCTCGTGAGCCACCAAGTACAACGAGGGAAGGAGTCAGCTCGACAGCGGCATATGCTTCCAGGATTTCAGTCTCAGCTAGCATCTTCCTTCAACCTCTCCACCTCATCAATGAGCCAAGCAACAAGTTTCTCCTGCTCCTTGAATCTCAGATATAGCTGGCGAGTTGCACCGATGATGAATCCCTGCATGTTGGCATAGTTCACAAACTCATCCTTCGTGTAGACTTCCTCTGGAACCTCTTCCAAGTTGAGCTGACCCTCCTTCGTGGAGTGCATGGTCTCTAGGATTGCGAGGTCATCCAGATGGTCGAATGATGTTGGAGCAGTCTTGTAATAGTAAGCATCTGCATAGACATCATCCCAATAGTGAGAAGCTGAACCGATGTCTTCACCAGTGGCTGATGTGACAGGGAAGATGCTCTCTCCGAAGAAGATGTTGTCTCCAGTGGATGTGTCGATAATCCAACCGTTGGGACTCAGTTGTGTGTATATCCTGAAGGCTGAACCACCTTGACTTCCAGCTGTTGGCTCGAAGAACTGGACTCCATCAGCATATTCACCCATGGTGCAGTAGCCATCAGTTCCAGAAGCTGAACCCGTTCCCGAGAATCTGACATGGCCAGTCATGGTGATGTTGGTCAGTTCAGTGATGGCATGAGTGTTCATATCAAGTCCTGTTCCACTGAGAGACGGTCCACCAGTGATGTTCACTCCTGCAAAGGTCGGAGTGCTTCCAGTGGTGCAGTTCTGATTCAGACCTGAGATGTAGGTGTTCGAGATTGCTGAACCCTGCCAAGTGCCTGACACGATTGTTCCAACTGTGAGCTGAGTGCCAGCCGCATTCTGAGAGACCATTGAGTTTCCGATGGTCGTTGTGTCTGTAACAAATCGAGCAAGTGTGTTGACTGTGCCTGAACCACCAATCGTTCCTGGAGCAGATGCCCAGACTGCTTTGGCTCCGTCCCACTTCAGGAAGTAGTCAGTGGTGTGAGTGCTCTGTCCAATCTTGGTGACATGACCAGAAGCATCGACAGTGATTGAACCACAGATGTCGATAGGGTCTCCAAGTGAGAGCACATTGGTCTGAGTTGGCTTTGTTCCTGTGCCGACTTCACCGACCTCAAGATATGCAGTTGCTCCATTCACTCTGAGTCCAATGAGACCATAGTTGAGTTGGTCACTGGCATTGGCACAACGCCAAGCAGACTCATCCTGAGTGCCTGATGGGAAGCCGACTCCGTACATGGTTCGGTTGGAAGAGTTTGGTGCGACTTCCAGGTTTCCAGTTGTGCTTGAAACGAGAAGGTCTCTGAAGATTGTGAGGTTCGTTCCAATCGTGATTGAGTTGGCAGTGGTCTGGTCAGCATCAGGAAGGATGTCTCCAGTGTGGACTGACTCTCCGTGAGATGGGAGTGTTCCTGTGATTTCGCTGAAATCAACCTGTCCCCATGAGAAGTTCGATGCTCCAGCTTTCAATACATAGTTCTGAGTTCCAAGCGCGAGTGCTTCCCAATCCGATGCTCCACCTCTGATGAGCTTGCCTTGTCCATAGTCACCAATGTCAACGAGGTCGAGGTTTCCAGAGTGAGTGTCGAAGTCATGGCCTGTTGCAGCTGCTCCAATGTCAGACAAGACCTCAGCTCCAGTTCGATACTTGATGACTCCACTGTCAGAGACCAAGAACTTGTCATAGTCAGCTGTGCCTGCTGGAATCGTGGTGAGTGTGAGAGACCCTATTGTCCAAGCACCAGTGGCAGTGAGTGTTGCTACTGATTCGACAGCTGCGACTGCCATTGCATCTGTGTAGGCAATGTCTGGGATTCCATATCCGAGACCCACTCCTGCAAAGACTTGGTAGGTGGTTGCATCCATGAGTCTGAAGTTCTTTGCCTTCGATCTCATCTCACTGTGCGCCAAGTCCTGGGGGAAGGACTCTCCGTTGCCAAGAGGAACAATCAGAATGTGGTCGATGTCAATGGTGTTTGCTCCAGCTGTCATCTTCTTCGCATTGACCCTCAGTGTGTCACCAGAGTCATCAGCATTAATCTCAAAGATGACAGAGTAATATGCCCAAGAACCAGTGAGCGTGAATGTCTTGATTCCCTGGTCTTCACTGATGTAGACAGAATCAGTCTGGTTGTAAGCATTTATTCCAAAGTCATCAGCGACCTGATTGGAGTCCTTTGCTCTGATTATGAATCTGTATCGACCAGCTGGAAGATTGTCAGTTGTCCAGATGTATTGCCAGTATTCGTTCAGAGCATCGAGTTGGAGTTTGTTCCCACCAGATGCTGTGCCATCTGAAACATCGTCAGGTGCATTGGTCGTGACTCCAGATCCATCAATCTCGCACTCACGCACGAGGTCATCAATGTCCGAGAATGGCATGACTCCAATGTAGAGCTTCAGGTCTGGGAAGTCGAGAACATCAATATTGAGGAAGGCAAGATATGAGCCTTGATAGGAATAGAAGCTGGTGGTTGGTTTCTCATTCGATGCAACATATGGAATGAAGTCAGGTCCGGCATCATCGACTGCCATCATGAAGTTGTCAGTCATCACAGTGTTGCTTCCTGAGATTGTCAGGTCTGCATCACCAACAAAGTTGTCTCCAAGATATTGGAACCTGCGATTTGTGGTGTCGTAGAACATAAGCCTGATGTCTTGCTTGGGATTCGCTTCCTCGATGTCGGCCTCGATATGATATCTTCCTCGTTCCATTGTGATGTCAACGAGGATGTTGTTGGAATCATCAGGAGACGAGGTGTTGGTCATTCTGACTCGAACCGATACGGACTCGGGTGTGACTGAATGGACTACATCAAGATGTGGCACAGTACAGTTGACGGCATCATCATCAAGTCTGAATAGGAGGAACTCGTTGTATTGCACATATGCAGAACCAGTCCAGTGATAGAGCTTGAGTCCATTGTTCGCAGCTTCATCAATGATGAGTCTGATGAGACCGTTCTCAATCACCATGTCTCCAGCATAGTCATGGTCATTGGAATAGACCCTATGCCAGTCTGACTCGGTTGCAGTTCCCATCTGGTCATAGACCTTGGCATCTCCCTTCCCTTTGTCAGCAGGAGGTTGACGATAGGAGAAGCCTGAGTCTGGAATGTTCACTGTGATTCCGTCTGATATGACCACTCGCTCAGTGGTCTCGGCCATTGCTACCTCAAGTGCGGGATAGCCGATGTCGAAGTCGAGGTCATATGTGTCATCAGTGAGTGTGAGTTTATCCGAACCCTCAACAACAGCTCCAGACCCGTCATGGAAGTAGACGTCTATCTTTGCATCCGTGGGTCTGAACTTGATTCGGAAGGTTCCCTCGTTGTTGGTCACTTCTGATCGGGCATAGATGAAGGTTGATGTTCCTCCAACTTCCTTGCGAACTCTGATGTTGTTCGCTCCACCAGTAGACCGAGAGAGCCAGACTTCTAGGAGGTCACTCTGTCTCCGATAGTCTGCCTCTCCTGAAGAAGCTGCAATCACAAAGAAGCTAAAAATCTCATAGGTCGGAGTGACAGCTGGAACCTCAAGATGAACGTCAATGTAGGAGTCCTGCAACATTGGAAATGGCAGCTGTGAGTTCAACCATGCAAACTGATATGTTCCAGCGGCTGATGAGCGTGAGTTCAGTTCAACAGAACCAGCATTGAGCTTTGCTGTGAACCATGCGGCAGGATTGTTCTCCGACTCCTTCTTCCAATGTCCCTCGAGCGACTCACCGACAAAGTTGTCTCCTGCAAATATTCTGGCGACTGGAACGTTGCCATCTTTGCCTGACCTATTCACCACTGGAACAGGTGGGTAGATATTGTAAGATCCCACAGGGAACGCTATCTCATGTGCTGGCATTCACTACTCCTCTGTTTCTGTCTCTTCTTCTGGTTCGGGTTCTGGTTCAGGCTCAGGAGCTTTCTTCTTCTTGTTCAACTCACTACGCTTCCTCATGACGATTCCGACAAGTCTCTGTCTCTCCTCCTGGAAAGACCAGGTCTCATATTCCTTCAGTGGGAAGATTGCCTTGTCTTCATACTCCTCGCCATCGTGGGTGAACATATAGTGGACATGTGCCCGAGTCTTCTTCAGTTCCCTTCTTCTAACTTTGATTGTCATTCATATCCCCCAATCATTCGATACAACAAGAAAGTCTGCTATCTCGTACCATTCTTGCTGAGCGAGGTCGGTTCCAATGTAATAGAGCTGAAGTCGATATGGATGATAGTCCAGTCTCGCCTGTCGTGGGTGATAGGAGAACGCTTTGAGTGCATACCATCCACTCACCAGTTCACTTGTGTCAAAGGAGCAAAACCTGATGTTCTTCTGTTCAGGAGTCAGGTCGATAATCTGTGCTCTTCCCGACATCCGTTCTTTGTAGAGGACATTCCACTCAGCCTTGTCGAACATCTCAGCAAGAGCTGTGAGAGAAGCTCTATCGGTCTCGTAGCCATCAAGTCTGACAGCTCTTCTTCCGAATGAGAAGTTGCCAACAGAGTGCAATGAGAAATCATGAATCAGGTTTGCCATGTCTACGACCTCTATGGGAAGATAAGAGAGGTCTCTGCCTATAAGTCTAGTTGCTAGAAAAAGAAGAGAGTTGGTCGAGGATTAGTGTCCCCAACCAGCGGCGGTCTGATTGAAGGTCTCGTCAGGCTCAACCTTTGAGAAGGTGTCGAGTCGAGTTCCATCTTTCTTCAGACCAGTGTTAAGATATGGATAGGAACCACGAAGAGTGATGTGCTCTTTGCCGCCCCAAGTCCAGGTTCCAATTCTCATGGTGAATGTGTCGCCATAGGCTTCACCAGTTGGAACAAGCTTGTCATATCCACGACCAGACTCAACGAGTTTGGCTCGTGACATTCTGACCTTTGCCGACTTGCCTGACTTGGTGAATCCGACAATGACAATGAAGTCATAGTTTGTCTGATTGTATCCCCAAGTGGTTGAAAACAAGTCGCCGATTTTTAGTCCGTGAGTGTTCGCGTTCATTATTGCTCAAGTAGTATATGGTCTCGGATTTATTTAAATGTTTTGTAGGCAACTACAGAGAAAAAGGATTGATGGAGTGATTGCTACTTCAACCACTCATCAACATCAATGGGAACAAAGTCCTCTTCCTGCATCAGTCTTCTGAAGTAGGCTTCGGCCTTGTCCTGGTGCTTGAATAGTCTCCGACCTCTCTCGCTCAAGATTAAGCCGCCCTGACTCCAGGCTGTCTTGACAACCTCGAAGGGTCTGTCACCATAGGTGACTTTGGTGAGGGTCAGTGTTACTTCGTAGGCAGTGCCAGCGGCTGAGCCGCGTTTGATGCCCATGCTCATGACATTACTGAAAGCGTTCATTTTACTTCGTAGGTAACTACGCATCATTTACTATTAAGCAATCCTGTATCATTTGTACAAAATGTACAGAAATATTTAAATATGTGAATTTCAGGCGCGGATTGCGGTTAACCCTGATTAACTGCCACTAGAACTGCCCATGAACCTGACAGTTCTGTTGACAATAGGTGTTGCATTAAGCAAGTCGTTCATAGATGACCGAACTCGTGAGCTCCACATCTGCAATCCCAAGATGTCTTGGATGAACTCCAGTGTGGATGCGAGTCTTGTGACCAAGTGCCTTTGCTCTCAGACAGAACAGCATGTCTTCCCCAGCTGGTCCATCTGGATGGTCATATCTCCTGTAATCGTAGACACCAACATCTTCCAGAACGTCTCTTCTGATAATCACAGCATCACAGCCAGTTGCATCGACAGTGATGATGTCACCCTTGATGAAGTCTGTCTTGGAAGGCCATGAACCATTGCCTGCATCCATGTAGGTGTTGAACCAGGTCTCTCGCTCGAACTCTTGACGGGTCTCCACGAGAGCTCCTGCGATTGCATCATTCACAGCGAGGAGCTTTGGCACAGTGTCATGAGGAGCAATGATGTCTGAGTCCAACCACATCAGATGAGTGTAGGTTCCCTGCAATGCCTGATTGAGCAGGAGGTTCCGAGCTCTGGTTATCCTGTCCATCACGATGTCATCAGATTGGGTCGGGATTCTGATTGTCTTGAATCTCCTGACAATCTTCCTCTCATATGGCGCGAATGGAATCTTGTTCTTGAGCCAGAGGTCGATGAGTCGATAAGTCCGATTGTCTCCATAGTCGAGAATGAAGTAGTAGTCAGTGACCTCGGGGAACTGCATCTTGTCGAGATTCTTGAGGAACTGAGGAAGGATGTAGTATTTGTGCGGAGCGACCAGAGTTCCAACAATCAGTCGCGTATCCTCCATGACATTGAAGTCAGCCTTGGCCTCTGGAGTGATAGAGATTCCTGCCACCTCTGCAACGACCTCAGCCTTTGCCTTCTCATAGAGACAGTGGACTGGATGGACTGTTTTTCCAAACTCGCCATGTTCACCATAGCATGAAACGGGACACTGATTGAACGCGAGGTCACAAGACCTGCAATCGTCTGGATGCCAACCAAGAGACCTCACTTCCTGCATCCTCTTCTCATCAATCCCCTCGAAGACACTTCCGAATGAATACTCAGGTCCGAGTTCAGGTCCACGATGACAGGGATAGAGAAGACCATCTGGTGAGATGCCAAGTCCACTGTTGTGGAAGCCACATTCGCCGCCCTTCCAGTTTGGGTTCTTCAAGAGCTTCACCCATCGGTCATAGTCATCAATCCTGAACTTCTTCTCTCGAAGCTCTGTGATGACTTTGCGATATTGCTCCTTGAAGATGTCAACCTTCTCAGGCTCGTTCCTCACTTGAGTTCCATATGGGTCGAGCAGGTTGATATAGACTGAGGGGAAGCCAAGCTCCTTCACATGCTTCACGTTCCGATAGAGCTGAGACTCCATCACCATGGTCATCAAGACCTCTCCACCAACGATGTCCATATGTCTGAGGATTCGAGGAAGGTTCCTTATGATTGCATCGTAAGAACCGTCTCGCCATCTGTCTTGTGTGTCCTTCATTCCATCCAGGCTCAGATTGAGATGTACTTTGAATATCTCCATCCAATCGAGGATGTCATCATCGAGCAATGTTCCATTCGTGGTGAGATAGAACTTGGGAACCTTCATCTCTGCGAGAGCCTGTTTGAACTGTCTCTTTGCAATGAGTGGTTCTCCACCAAAGAATGCAACGCCCATTGGTTCAATCTCATTGACGAACTTGATTGTCGCATCCAGGGTCTCTTGATTCATGTTCTTGGGAATGTGGTCTTTGTCCTGGAAGCAATAGTCACATCTCAGGTTGCAGGCATCAGTGAGCCAGAGACCCACGAGATGTTTCTTCCGTGGACTGCACTCTTCCTTTTCTTTCTTCTTCACATCTGCTCTCGCTAAGAGAGACTCTCCATCCTTAATTTCTTCTGCAATTACCATTGTTTGTTTCTCCAGTTTAGTCTGGTCCGATAGTTCCACAACAGAGACTCTCTTCCTGACATCCAATCTTACATGCGACCTGACATGAGCCATCACAGCTCACTTCACATGCAGTCTGACACTGAGTCTCACAGACGGATTGACAGCTCTGTTGACAAGTGGTCTGACATGAGGTCTCACAACCAGTGTTGCACACTATCTCACAACCAGTCTGACAGGCAGTTTCACATGTTGCTTGACATGAGGTCTCGCAACCTCCTTGACATGACTGTTGACATTCAGATTGGCACTCGGTCTGGCACTCTGTTTGGCATTGGCTCTGGCAGGTGGTCTCACATCGATGTCCCGTCTGGCAGGCAATCTGACATGTTCCCTCATCTCCACAAATCTGTTCACCAGTGACACAGGTGATTTGAAGAGAGGTCTGGCAATCAGTCTGACAGAGACCCTCTTGACATGCAGTCACACATCCTGCAACGGTCTCACATGCTATCTGACATTCGGCCTCGCAGACCACAACACATCCAGCCATGGTCTGTTGGGAAGTGTCACATGCGACTCTCCAAGTCATGCCTCGATTCTCAAGCCGCCTGATTCTCTCCTCGAAGTCAACAATCTGGTCTTCCACCATTGCAGTCATGAGACCAAGTGAGAGCTTGGTTCCCTTCGGAGTCACATTGACATGTTTGATTCTAAGGGTCTCGTTCTCGAATCCGAACTGAGGAGCATTCAAGACACAGGTAGTTCCAGGAATCAGGTCATGCCGAGACTCAGTGAGTTCAATCTCTCCTCGAATCTGAATGTCCTGGAGCTCATCGAGAACAGCCTGACCTCTCGCGGTTGCATCGGTCTCGTTGTTGATGGTGTCATCATTGACAATGGCAGTCCGAGACCCTGTTCCCACAATCACCTCGCCAGTCCTTCCTCCTGGAAGCGTGATGAGAACGATTACTCTGGTCTTCACAAAGTTGTCACGAGTGATTGACAGGTCTTTGATGTTCTGACCATAGATTGCTGAGAAGTCTGATGACACTGAGTCGCGAGTCTTCCAATACAGTTTGTTTGGAGGTTCAAGCCACATTGCCATGTTTGCTCTCTGTGAGAGAACCTTGAGACATTCCCAGATGGACTTGTCAGTCAGGTCAACATAGAAGCAGGTCTTGTTCGTGTCATCCACATTGCTGACATCGAAGACTCCAGGGTAGTAGTAGGACAGGAGGTCTTTGAAGATGACCTCATATTGAACGGGTTCCTTCGCGTTGTAGTTGCATGTGATTTCGACTGAGCTTCCAGGAGCTGTGTCGAAGGTGATGAGTCCGACTCCACCAGTTCCACCATCACCATCGAGGGTGTAATCGGCAGGGTCAACATATACTCCATCAAGAAAGACCTCGATGTCGTTCTCATCATCGGTGATTGCCAATGATCTGTCAAGAGCTGGATAGTCGAGTTCCCATGTGGTATCAATGTTGTCACCAGTTCCAACATCCTCGTTTCGCCGGAGTGAATACTCACGATGGTCTACATTTCTGGCAATCACATCAGCGAGAGTAATCATCTGGTCAGATGCATAGCAGATGAACTCTCCAGGTCTCACGAACTCCTTGTCGATGTCACCCTGGAAGATAACTGTGTCATCGAAGTAGACAATCAGCTCATCGTTCAGATTGTAGAGCTGTTCATAGAGCTTCACTGATGCTCGCTTGGAAGCCATGTCCCCCCAAGAGAGAGTGAATCCTTCATCCACCAGTTTCTGGGACACATCGACTCCATCAATCGTCACTCGATACTTAGACATTTCTCTGATAACCTCTCTGTCTCTGTTGTTCTTCCTGAATCTTCTGAAGCTCCGAATAGACATCCTCAGCAATCCTTCGAGCATCAATCATGTCCACTGGCTCATGGAAGTCTAGCTGAACATTCCCGACTGTTGGAGCAATGGTGATTGGGTCTGGCTGTGGGAATCTAATCGGGTCAATCTCATCGAATGGAAGTTCTCTGATTGGGTCGATGATAGGCTCAACAGGGTCTGGGAAGAACTCTTCATCCAATCCAGTCAGGTCTGAGTAGTATTGCTCATAGAGACCATATTGGTCCATGAGTGCCTGCCTGACTGCATCAGTTGTCGAGTCCCATTGCTGTTGAAGAATCATGTCTCGCCAGATGAGAAGCTGGTCCATCTTACGAGTGAGCTCGTTGTTGTGCTTCATGAGGAGCTCTGCTTCTCGGTGCATTCCTGCATCTTGGAGTCTGCGAATCTCAATCATGTTCTCACGATATTGCTCTCGCATGTCTTCCAAGTAGCCATCGATGTCCTCCACCATCTCTTGTTGCTTGGTGGTCGAACACTCAACAAAGTCATGGATTGCATCCTGAGCGTCTCCAACGAGACCCTGCTGGATTGCCGCTGTGGCATTTGCCGCCATCTGCTCCATGGAACCAACGACTGTCTGGTCCATGTTGTTGAATGCATCAGTGACAGCATCCACGGTCTCCTCAGTGTCTTCGACAATCTGGTCATTCACACCCATGCGTGAGTCAGCATATTCCTGATACATTGCCGCGAGTCGGTCATATTCAGCTTGCTCCTCCTCAGAAATCTCATTGATTTCGTCAGCTGTGTCTTCCATGTCATCGACAATGGCATCATTGGTCTGAGTAATCTCATCATAGGCTGTGTTCACAGCTTCCACCAGGATTCCGAAGAGGAACATGACTGCCTCGACAACAGCTTTGATGGCTTCGATGAGTGGTCCGAGGAATGCCATGATTCCATCGATGATTGGCTTGAGGTAGTGAGCAATGATTTGTCCAAGCTTCCAGATGGTGTCGATGAATGTCAGGAAGGCATTGACCACTGCCGCGATTGGAGGAATGATGTCCTCAATGAACGGAATGATGTATTGCTCGATGAAGTTGGCGAACCACTCCAAGACTGGAGCAAGAATCTCACCAATCATGATGTAGAGATTCTCGAACATGGCCGCGAGACGGTCTCCTGTAGCTGCGAGTGTGTCTTGCTTCTGCTCCAGGATGTCAGCTGAAGTTCCTCCTTCCTCCATCTCCTCAGTGAGTGCTTCCAATGCGGCTTGCACTTCTGCTCCTGTGTCTCCGAAACCTGCGAGTGCAGCTGCGGCTCGACCTGCACGAGCTCCGAATACTGAAGTGAGGTAGGCATTTCGTTCAGCCTCTGTTGAGAATGAGTTGAGCTTGTCCACCAGATTTCCAGAAATCTCTGCGAGGGACAGCATGTTCCCCTGTGAATCATAGAGTGAGAACCCAAGTGTGTCAGACTTCTGAATCATCTGGGTCATCATCATGTTCAATGACTGACCTGCTGTGGTTGCCGCTATACCTTGGTTGTTCATGGCGACAAGTGCAGCTGTGGTCTCTTCCAGACTGAATCCAAGCTGGTTGGCGCGACCACCAACATATGACAGGGCAGTTGCGAACTCATTGGATGTTGCGATTCCAGCGATTGATGCATTGACCATCACATCGACTGCATGTGCGGCTTCTTCAGCTGACATCTGGAACATTCCCATGATTCCAACCATGAGGTCAGCCGCTTCAGCAGTTGCCATTCCCTCTACCTGTGCCATCGTGAGAGCTGCGCTGAGTGCTGTGATGGCTTCCTCTCCTTCGAGACCTGCCTTCACCAGAGACTCCATTGCTTTCATGGCTTCAGTTGCACCCACTCCGAACTCGACTCCTGCGGCCATAGCAGCTTCCTGGAGGTCTTTCCTGAGCTGGATGAGTTCCTCACCCGATGCTCCTGATGCAGCTGCAACATCCACCATTGCGGTCTCGAACTGAGCGAAAACTCTGACTGCCTTCTCAGCCTGCCCGATTATTTCACCGATAGCAGCTGCGGCAGCTCCCCACGGTCCACCAGCCGCGAATCCCTGCATGATGTTGTTGACAGATGCGAAGCCGCCACCAAGTTGAGATAATGCTCCTGAGAGCTGAGTCATTCCGACCTTTACCTTCTGCATTGTGGATGATGCATTGTCCACAGCTTGAAGGACTACTCTGACATTTCCTGTGGCATTCTCGCTCATTTGGGTAGAACTCTCCTGACATCAGACATGACTTCTTTGAGAATCTTGCGAGGAAGTTCCCTTCCAACTTGTTCAATCGCAGGTCGAATATATGGGAATGCTGGCATTCGACTTGTGCCATATTCAACGTATTCGGCATATGGAGTTGCGGCGACCAGTTCAAACTTGTTGAATCCTAGAAGCTCTCTGACAAAAATCTGTGACTGAAGGAAACCAGTATCAACCCTCACCAGGATTTTCGCAATGCGAGCAGCTTCAGTTGCTGAATCACCTATCTCTTGTTTTGACTTCTTCTGCATGGATTCAGAGAGAGTGTCAAATGCTTGCTCAAGAAATTGGAGTCCAACTGCCTCGACCTTGAACATGTTCTTAGCGACCAAACTGTCTTCTCACCTGACTCTTCTTTCCAGTGTGATACTTAACTAAGCCTCCCAATAAAAATCCTATGTGCTCCATGGACATCTCCATGATGTCCTCTATTGTGTATTGAGGGAACTCATGAACGACTAGCCAGACCATCCAGCCTATTGAGGTCTGCGCCGCTTCGTGTCCCTTTGAAACCCCATTCCCCCTTCCATCATCTCTTCAACGATGGCTGTAACGAACTGGAATGGAAGTTCCATCACCTGTTCCATGGTGACACTTGGGTCAGCCGCCTGCATCATCTCAAAGACCATCTGATTGGACATCTGAACTTTGTCCTCGATAGCCATGAGCTTTGCAAACTTCTTCATTGGAACGAATCCAATCTTGACTGCACAACCCAATGCAGGAATGAAAATCTCTCGCGGCTCCTTGGTCTTCTCAAGAATCTCAGCGAGTGTCTTGACTTCCTTCTTCTCGGCATCAAAGATGGTCTTCTGAGCCTTCTCTTTGATTTCCTCTTTTTCTTCTGCTTCGGTTTTCTTACTCATTAGTAGTTCCTCGTTTGTATCTTCTTGTAGTCCTTCTCTTTGACAATGAAGAGCTTTGTGCCTGATGCTGTGCCATGAATGATTTTCTCACCATCGAAGTCTTCCAGATGGTCTTCAATCATGTCACGAATCTTGACAAAGTTCCTGAGGGAAAGTTGCATAACAAAAGCTCCAGAGACCCAGAGGTCTAGGTCTTTCTCTCGCACACTGTCAATTGCGCTGTCCTCATATGTCATCAAAGGTCTGTCTCCTGTTCATCCTCCTTTGAGGATGGCTCCAGATTATGCTGTGGTCAGTGTGATAGTTCTGCCTGTGAATGTGATGGAGTCCATGAGGATTCCATCCTGAGACATGTCAAGCGAGTAGTCACCGAACTTGCCTCGGATAATCATGAGGGGATTTCCACCAGTGTCTCCTGCTGGATAGACCTCAATATCGAACTCGTTCTGTGCGAGCCATTCATCTGCATCACTGTCTTTGTGAATGACCACTGACACGAGTGACAAGTCAATGAAGCAACGAGTCATGTCGAGAGAGATGTCGATGTTTCCTTCCTTAATCTCGACTGGCTCACGAGAACCAATCTCATAGACATTCTCCAGATTGTTGCTGACTGATGGACTGATGGATTGGACATAACCAATGTCCTGGTAGCGATAGTAGTTCGCTGTGATTACAACAGAGCTGCCTGGAGCAACCACGAATGTAATCTCACCCACAGACCCAGCTCCACCATCACCATCCAATGTGTAATCAGTCGTTGGAGTCTGTTGAACTCCGTCTAGGAAGACCTCTATTTTTGTAGGGTCATCTGTGACATCACCAAGCTCATCGACTGCTGGATAGTCCAAGTCCCATGTGGTGTCAGCGTTGTCTCCGATACCCACTGACTCATTGACTATACGATTGGAGTATTTGATGGCTCCTTCCCAACCCTTAAGACTCATTGTTCGTTTCCTTCTTGTCTACGTGTTTTGCTCGATATGCCGCCCAAGCTCGTTCAGCCGCAGCTCGCGTGGAGAAGGTGCATGGTCCGTCTCCGATTCTGAATTTGCCATTCGGACATCTCGAAACTGGCATCCTCATATCATACGATTGGAGCTGCTCCTACTGCTACGACTCGACCTGTGAAGGTCATGCTCTCCATCAACATTCCGTCTTGAGACATGTCGAGAGACCAGTCACCGAACTTCCCGAGACACCTAATCTCAGGATTCCCTCCACTATACTTGGCAGGATAGATTGCGAGGTAATATTCAGTGAGTGCGCCTATAGCTCCAACACCACAACGAGTTGTCCATGTGGTTGGAGTGTCAGACTGATAGAAAGCAGTTATGTCTACGGAAATCTCGATGTTTCCTTCTTTGACCAGCTGTGGTTCTCGTGAACCCAGCTCATAGATGGACTCAAGAGAATTCCCGAAATTTGGGGAGACGTTTTGGATGTGGTCTTCATCCGAACCTGAGCCTTCAACATTAGCAATGGTTGTTGCGACTCTGATAGAGCCTTCCCATCCTTTTAGTGACATGATGATACACCAGTTATGTCTATGGATGGAGACTCCTGCTTATTAGTTTATTCTTCCCATTCCACTGTCACTTGGGCAGAGACTCTCAAAATATCGTGTTCTGGGTCGTGAATGTCTCTCCAATTGCTTAACCGCAAGTATTTGACATCAGCCGCAGGATTGACAAGCTGTGCCTGCAAGAGACCCTTGACTGCTTCCTTCAGGTCATGGATGACTCTCTTGGGTTTGTAATAGAGAGGGTTTGCTGTGGAGTCTTTCTTGTTGGGAACCCAGAGGTCGATTTGTACAACGTTGTTTTCCCAGAATGTGCTTCCACCAATGTCTTGAGGTCTGTTGCCAGCGGCAATCGTTGGTCCGATGGTCACGAGCCAAGCATCCTCGCCAATGAGTTCCTCATCATACCAGGACACGACAACTCTTCCAGGAATGTCTTGAGGTGTTGGAGTCTGGGTGTCCTTCACCACGATGTTGTTGTGGAGGATTGTTCTGATTAGGACTTTGGGATTTGTCTGAACGCTCATTGCATTTCCACCTGCCTCAGTTTCACTATCTTCATCATGGCTGTGTCGAAGACCCTTGGAGTGTCGAGAACATCCACCTCGTATTCATCACCTGATGCCAAGAGGACTCTCTTCCCCTTCGCAACAACCGAGTCGGTCTTGAAGTAGGCAAGACGGTCTCTCTCAGTGAGATGACCTGCCATGAGCTGGAAGAGCTCAGCAAAGTTCTTGGTCGTTGGAGAAGGAAGGATTGCTTTCTCAGTGGTCTCGGTCTCCCATGTCTTTGGCTCATCACCGAACTGGTCAGTCGCACCTGAGGTGTACTTCAATATAGTTACAGTCTCACCTATCTTGTCAATGACCTGTTCAAACCTGTGTGCTGACATGGATTTTTCCTCATGGTTTCAATGCGACTCCTACCCACTCACTTGGAAGGTAGTCTTCTTTGATTTGTTCAAGCCTGTCATACATGGCCTGATGAACTTCAGTGAATGGATTCAGATCTGTTCTGATTCCTGCAACATTCACATCGAACACTGGTTCCTTCCTCAAGTATTTCGCATATAGGAACTTGAGAGAGACCACGATGGTTGCGTATTCACGAAGGATATCTTCTGGAAGTTCATATCCCCAAGTGTAATCGAGCTTCAGTCTCTGATAGCCTGTCTTTGGCGCGTTTCGATAGAAGTAGAGAGCTGTGCCTTTGAGACCTGTCTTGAACTCTCCCTTCACAATCAGGAAGTGAGTTCCCGAACCTGGTCCTTCAGTCAGGTCTTCCCAGCTTGGGTCTTCAGTGTAGCCAGCAATGTTCCTCTGGACATTCGCCACTGACACGATTGGCTCATGGGGAAGAGCCAAGACGAGTCCAGTTCTGACCACGTTGTCAGAATAGATGAGACCTCTCTGCAACAAATCGAGTGGATAGTCAGGGTCTCCTTCAGGAACATCTATGGTTATAGAAGTGAAGGTCTGTGTGTCGTATCCCTTCGAGACCATGTTCTGCTCCACCTCTCGAATCCATTGCATGACCTGTTCATTGGTCGGGTCTGAGTCATCATCGATGGTCTCTCCAGTGAGAGCTCGGACTGATGAAATCTCAGTGTATTGTGAGACATATGCTGAACTCATGGTAACAACTCCACCTCGAAATAGAATTTCTGAATGCCCTTGTAAGAGCCTATCGTTCCTGTGACCACTATCATCCAGTCACCCTTCTGAGGATTGTTTGGAAGAGTGTAGTTCATCTCAAAGACTCCATCATTAATCTTGGTCAGTGTTGGAGTTGCTTGAGAAGTGTGAGTCGGGTCATAGACTTCACATGTGCTTGAGTCTGGGTCAGTGAGAGTTCCACTGACATCCTCGAAGTTGAACCTTCTGGAGACCGTCTGTTCAGGATAGTAAGCTCTTCGTGTTGACATTAGACCAGAACCTCCTGGGTGATGTTCACTTGGTTTATCTCACTGTCAGAGATAAGTATTTGCTCGATCTCACTGTCAGAGATAAGTATTTGCTCGATGATGGTCTCGCTGATAGAGACCTGCTCCACAACGGAGAACGTGATGGACACCTGTTCGATGATTGTGTCACTTATAGCGACTGCCATTTGTAATCTTCACCTGCTCAATGATTGTCTGTGTAATCTCGAATGCCACACCAGTCACGAGTGTGATGTCATAAGGAAGTTCGAGGACTTGCTTGTTGACAGTATCGACTCGAAACCTGGGAACTCCGAGGATTCTCTTGATTGGAACTGTTGCGCTCATTCGACCACCTTCATCACTTGAGGTCTGCCATCCTGATAAGTGGCTGTCATCGTGAGCGTGTCGATGAGACCTGTTGCTTTGTCATGGAGTGTTGCATCTGCTTCAGTCTCGTAGAGATAGAAGGTCGCTCCAGTGTTGTCGTTGTTTGCATCGTAGTCGTACTCGACCACTGTGTTCTTCCCAAGCATCGACATGAAGTAGTTTATCTGTGTGATTGAGAGACCCACTTCATTGACGATGGTTGTTCCTGAGCTCCGTTTCCATTCTGAAGGTCGATGGTCTGGTAGCCTTCAGTGTTGGAGCAATCCCAAGCCGCCACAGTCGCCTGAGCTGTGTTGTTGAAGATGTCGTCTCCAGTGAAGATAGCTGCTGTGGAGTTCCCGAGACCTAGTGTGACCTCGAACTCTGCATAGGTGTCATTGAACTCTCTCGCTTGGACTCGAATCCTTCCACCATCGATGAGAGCACCAATCTGTTCTGTGCCATCATGGAGACCACCACGAATCTTAATCATGGTTCTCATGATGAATGCTCCGCCGCCAGTGTTGATTCCAGTTCCCCACCATTCAGGAATCTCTGAGTCATCCTGGAAGATTTGGAGCTCTGTCGTTCCTGGAACATTGCCCACTACTTCGAGACCTGCATAGACAGTGTCTCCACCATCCTGGGTGACTGAACCATCATAGAGCCACTTGGCCGTTGCATCATCGATGTTGTAGTTCCCATTGAGGGTGATGATGTTGTCCGTTGACCGAGTGCTCGGGTTCTGAGAAGTAATGTCAATCAGGTCATTGCCAGACATCTGCTGGTCATCAGCTAGGTCTTGCAAGAACCTGTGGAGTTCTATGACTCTGAAATAGTCAGGTCCGCTTGACCTGATGTCCCCGTTCAAATCAACTGTAAAGTCCTGGTCGATTGTTCCCATGATTCAGACCTCATGAAATCATGTGCCTTCATAAACGAGATAGACAAGATACTGAGACCCATCTTTGATGACGCCCGACTCATGATAGGTTGTGATTGTTGAACCTGTAATGAGAGCTTCGAGCTTTGTCTTGATGTCTGCTTGGTCGTGAGCCGTATCTGTCTTCACTACGTATGCCATGATAGTTCACTGACTCTGTTTAAGAGACCCACCAATATAAGAACTACGGTCTCATGGAACTGGAATCTCGACTCCAAGATGCACGAACAAGAGATAGAGGGTGACGAGTGAGAGTGATATGACGAGACCCATTGCTCGCATAATCCACTTGTTCTCCGTCTCTCTCTCCGACCTGAGACCTATCCCTTTGAGCTGGCACTCTTGGAAGTCGTCTCTGGTTGCTGTGATTTTCTCGTCTTGTTCCGTAAGCTTCCTGTCAACCTTCTCATCAAGCTCACAAAGAGACTGATAGGTCTGGTCTTGCTTGATCTCAACCACTGCCATGCGTTCAGGCATCTTCGAGATGAACTTAGAGACCTTGGTCTCCATCTCTGACAATAAGGAAAAGATTGATGCATTGGGCACTCTGGTTGGGTTGTCCTTCTTCAGAAGGTGTTTACGATGTTCTTCAGGAACTTCTTCGATGTCCATGGAAATCTCTCCGACTCGTGCGGCCTGTGCATCCCATGACAGAACATGGTCTCAACTGGATAATAGTGTTTTGGCAAAAAGGCTGAAAGTAGGAAGCAGACTTCCTACTTGGAATCCTAAGTTACCTTCCGATTGCAAACCAGTAGCCGTCTTCACCATCGGCACAGACAATTGTGATTGCCCCGCCGCTAGCAGGTAGGGTTTCGTTCACGGATGGGAGAGCTGTGAGAGCACCTGCGCCAGAGCCAGCAAAATACATCGACTCGACTAGAACAAGTCCAGTGTCGATGTTGCCGCCTGTATCGCCTGAAGCATTAGTGAATGTTCCCCAAGCTACGCGCTTGTTGCCCATTACGGACTTTCCATCTCGTGTGAATGCGAATGCCATTTTCTTGAATCACCTGCTAGTTGGATTATGCAGCTTCTAGGTCACGAATCTTGCCCTGGAATCTGAAGTTCGTACAGATAAGCTCAGCCATGGTGTAGAAGCCACCAACCGAACCGAACCTGTCAATCGCGAGTGGGTCTGACTGCTCAATGTACTGAGTAGGCATAGCCACTTTGAGGAACAGGTGGTCAGTGTCTAGGAAGTAGATGTGTGAAATTCCATCTCCACCATTGAAGCAGTATTGAGTCGGAATGATAGGAATACCGAAGTATTCAGACACTGCGAATCCTGCCTCGACTCCTGGAGCCGCTGGCTGTACTCCGTTGAAACTTGTGAATTTCAGGTTCTGTGCTGGCATGAATCTCCTCTGAGTTTCGAGTAGTCGTGACCACTCCATCAGAGTGTCGTAGCCAGTCAAGATGACCTTTGGTTTTGCTCCGTTGCTCCATAGAGCTTGGAGAGTGTCGTCAATCAGCTTCAGTGTTAGCGGCTGATTTGTGTCACTGTTGTGAGTAACCACTGAGTCTGCCCATGAAGCAGCTGCATCACGGTCAACGCCATAGATGTCTGCATCGTTGGCATCAACAAGTCCAGCTTCAGCGTTGCTTGACACAACTCTGTCAATGGACTCAATGTCGGTTGCCTGTGCGGAAACATCTCCAACATCTTGCATGAGCATTCTGTTCATGACCTCAACATGCCACTTGCCAAGTGACTCTCTCATCTCTGCCTTGGCTGAGATTGAGTCATCAACTGTTGAGTAGAACTCAGCGACATCTGAGAGCTCGAAGTGATGCCAAATGGACTTGACACCTGCACTAACCTCTAGCCAGTCTGGTTTGAGACTGTCACTGGTCAATGGGGAAGCGTTCTCAGCTACACCACCAGTGTAGAGTGGAGTGCCACCATCGTTGGATGGTTTCTCGGTCTCGACTCGCCAACCTGACTGACGCCAGGGTTTCTTCGGAAGTATCGCGAAGGGATTAGCCTCATAGTTGAGCTGTTGCCACACCTTCGCACCATAGATGATGCTCCACCAGTTGTCCACTGAGGACAGAAGTGGGTCATCAGCCTTTTGGATTTCTTCGAGAACAGATGATGGATACCAATGGCTCATCATCTCTTCCATGGTGTTGAATTTCCTTGGCTTTGGAAATTTGATTGGTTCTGTCATTTTGTTTATGCACCTCTTTGTGCAAGCTCATCTAGTTCACTCAGGGACTTGTCACTCACAAACTTGAAGATGTCATCGACACCAGTCTCAGGTTTGGTCGTGGGACCAGGAGTGCGCTTCTGCACCTTCGCGTATTCTGCAAGCTGGTCGAGTGTTTCATCGACCTTCTTGAGTTTTGCCTCCATCGCGACTTGGAGTTCGTCTGGATTATCTGGGACAGACTTCTCAGTAGCAGGTTCGTCTTCAACAGACTCGGTCTCTGGAGCAACCTCGGGTGCTTCAGTTGCTTCCTCAACAACCTCTTCCTCAACCTCTGGTTCTGGTTCATCGACCTTCTCTTCCTCAACGGTCTCGGCCTCGATTGGAGCTTCTGGTTCTGCCTCAGGCTCTGCTTCAGCCTCAGGTTCCTCAGGAGTCTCTTCCTCATCAGCCTTGTCCAAGAGACGGGTGTAGTTGTCTCCTAGAATTGTCAAAAGATGAAGGGTCTCTTCCTCACCAAATTTGTCCTGGAGAGCTTTGACATCCTCAGGGGGATAGTCAAACTTCTCTTCCTTGGGTGCTGGAAGTAGTTGGTCGAGCTTGTTCTCGATGATGTCAAGTTTTGCCTTCAGTTCAAGCATTGTAGGAGTCGCGTCAGCTTTCTCGGCTTCCTCAACTGCTTCCTCAGCTTCTACCTCAGGCTCCTCTTTGACTTCCTGCTCAGGAGCATCAGTGACCTCACTGACTTCTGCTTCTGCTTCTGCTTCTGTCATGATAATCACTTCCTCCTTAGGAGACGCCTCTTTATAAGTTTGTTCTAGCGTCTCGACTATTTCTGGGTGAGAAATGGTGTCCTTGACCACTGGAACAGACTTTTTGAGAGGGCAGGTCATGGATTTCGGAGGCTCGGTCTCTTGAGGAGTAACTGTCAGAGAGTCGCCAGACTTGACGATTATGAAATCAGCTCCCTTGACTGCTGGTCGGTCAACATATGAGAACTCATGAATCTCAATCTCGTTGATGACGAAGTGACACTGACCAGTCTCTGTGCAGACCTGTTCCTTCGGTGAGAGTGCTAGTCCACCGACTGAGTAGGACTTCAACTTCCCTTCCTGAATCAGCTGCCAGACTTGTTCGGCTCGCTTGATGTCGTCTCTGAGCTCTGACACGATGAATGTGCCAGTGTCAGTGACTCGGGTCTCCCAAATCACTCCGTTCCTGTCTTTGTACTTGGGAATGACTTTCCCAACAGCCAGGTTGCCATGCATCACATGAGTGTTTGCGAACTCTGGGTTCGACATGAATTTGTCGAGAGCTCTCTGCATTGCTTCCTTCGTGATTCGTTCCCCTTGTCTGTCAATGATATCAAGAGACCCATATCCAGCAACGATGCGTCTGTCCTTATCGTTCTTGGACACATGAGTGATTTCAGCAAGAAAAGTGAGAGGTCTGCTTGGTATAGTCTCGGTTGCCATGTTCAATCGCCTCTGATATGAACAAATCACATGAGACTCAGATAAGACTTGCGCTTCGTTTAGTATAAATTAACTGCGAAAAAGAAGAAGAGTGGGGAACAAGTCCCCGAGTAGAGCTATACTGCGATTGCTATTGGAATCTCGCGGAATCCAATGCTTGCACAGTAGAAGAACCTGCCATCAATCTCAACAATGTCGCCAATACTCATTGAAGTGTGACCAACACCTTTGCCCTTGGTGGAGTTCCTGTTGTGACCTCTCCTGAATGCTTTCTCAGCTTCAGACAGAGCCTCGAAGTCAGAGCCACCGTATTCATCCTTCAGACCGTAGCCTGCGGATAGGGGATTCTGAGTCCAAGAGTTGAATGTCATGAAGATGAACTCAGCTGCCTGAAGGGGACTCTCGAAGTCGGGAATCTCCAACTCAGCAACTAGAGCGTGGTCACTCAGGTCAGTGACATGAACCTCATCATTGAGGGGAAAAGTAATGTTCCTGTATCGCTTGATGCCTTCCTCGTAACCATAGGTTGCAACGAAGTGTTCCTCGGTTGACCGATAATAGTAGACTTTAACGTTCATTTTTGCTCAAGTAATATATACCACAACTAATATTTAAATGTTTTGTAGACGCCTACACAGTGGTTTGGTTGGGGAACTTCTTGAGGAAGTCCCTCATGTGTTCGAGACAGAATGCAAAGTACACACCATAGGGAATTGTCACGCCCTTGAATCGTGCCTTCCTGTCACACCAACCACAGGTCTCATTGTCAGTGGTCGAGATATAGGGACTCATGGTTGTTCAAGCTCCTGCCGCGAATGCCATGTAGAGGGTCTCGATGAACTCATCCGAGGGAACGATGGCCTCTGTCTTGGTGAACTTCTTGAGTGCGGTCTCGGGACAGAGTGGAGCTGTGAGCTTGGTCGGGAAGGTAGTGGTTGTGAGAATCATGATC